CTATCTACATTCGACCAATTACTTGCAGAAACTATTTTTGATCCCGAAAAGGTTGCAGAGAATGGAAAGAAAACCGAAGAGGAACTACAAAAATCACTTGACAAAATAACTAACGAGCAAGCGGGTTTCAAATTAGAAATCCAAAAGATGGATGAGGAAGCTTTAAAAAAGCAACAAGAAGCGGAGAAAAAAGCGAGAGAAGCAGAAGAAAAAGCACGCAAAGACAAAGAGAAAAAAGACGAAGAACTAAAAAAGAAATTAGAGCAAAACGCAAAGGATTTTCAAGAGCGCACAAACAAAGAGTACGAGGATAGCAAAAAGTCAAGTGACGCATACTACGAGCATTTAATAAACAATGCAAAGTTAAACGGGCAAAGTACCGAGGAATTGGAGTTGCAGAAATTGCAGAACCTACTTCAAATTCAAAAGGATTACGGGCAGTCTACGGTTGAAATAGAAGATCAAATCGCTTTAAAGAAAAAAGAAATTTCCGATAAGCAATTAGAACAACAACGTGCGCAACTTGAAATCCAACGTCAAGATTATTCTCAAAGCTACGATCAAATCAAAACCATTTTAGACAATGCGTATAAAAATGGATTGATGAACCAAAAGCAATATAATGAAGCAACCCAACAATTAGATACCGCACAACTTCAAGGTAAGATGGCGTTGACCAAAGGTATTGCTGATTTGTTTGGTAGCTTATCGGATGCCTTAGGTAAGGAAACAAAAGCAGGCAAAGCACTTGCAACCGCGCAAGCTTTGATCAATACCTACCTTGGTATTTCGGAAGTTTTAAGAGCAAAGAACCCGTACCCCGAACCATTTGGAACGGCCGTAAAAATTGCCAGTGCAACGGCAATCGGTATCAATGGATTTAACACGGTTCGCTCAATCAACAAAGTTCAAGTGCCAGGTGGTGGCGGTGGTGGTGCAGTTGGTTCAATGCCTAACCTTTCGACCGCCCCTTCTGCAATGGCTACAACTACACCAACAATTGGAAGCACCCAACTTGAACTTGATGCACAGGGTAACTTAAAACAACAATCGGTTAGAACTTACGTGTTAGAAACCGACATTTCAGACAAACAAAAACGCTCACAAAGATTACAAAGAACCGCAACATTAGGAAAATAATATGAATACTTACAATGATTTACCCGTTTATTCGCTTGTAGTAAACGATGACGAAGGTACAGGTGTTGATTTTGTCGCACTCGTTAACGCTCCTGCAATCGAGCGTAACTTCCAAGCCTTCAACAACCGTGTGAAGTTCACCGCTAACGAAGACAAAAGGTTGGTCACAGGGCCGTTAATGATACCTGAGTCAATGATTTTTAGACGTGACGAAAAGTTTGGGGAGTACTACGTAACCTACACCGCTGAAACGATTAAAAAGATAGCGGAAAAGTTTATGCAAAATCAGTACATTTCCAACGTCAACACTGAACATAAAACACCCGTTAAGGATGTGTTCATGATTGAATCGTTTATTACCGACGCTGATCGTGGTATTGGTTCGCCAAAAGGTTTCGAGGATTGCCCCGAAGGTACATGGTTTGGTACGTACAAAGTGAACAACGAAGACGTATGGAATCAGGTTAAAGACGGAACGTTTAAAGGGTTTAGCGTTGAAGGTGACTTCATTCACGCTCCCTTCCAAGCATCAAAGCAACTGCCTTTGGAAGTCATTTTGATTGACGAAATCCTTGGGATGCTATAATTTTTTTGTCACTTTTTTTTGCGTTCCCATTTCATAAGTATAAAACTTTTATCACATGGATATTAAAGCAGAATTGCTAAAAATCAAAAGCTATCTGATGTCGACCGAAGTTACCCCAACCGCCCAAGAGTTCGCCATGTACGACCTTGCAAGTGGTGGTCAAGTATCGATCAACGGTGAAATCGTTGTAGGTGCTGAGGTAATGGTAATCGACGGGGATGGTAACGCTGTTCCCGCTCCCGATGGTGAGCATGAATTGGTTGGTGTTGCTAAGATCAAAACCGAAGCAGGTAAGATTGTTGAAATCATGCCTATTGAAGAAGAGCCTACAATCGAAGTAGAAATCGAAGCAGGTGAGAAAATGGCCGAAGCTGAAATGATGCCAGCGCACGCAAAGGAAATGGAGTCAATGAGCGAGCGTATCACCAAGTTGGAGGGTATGATTGCCGACATGATGACCCGCATGGATGGAATGGGTAAAGCAACCGAAGCGATGTCCGCAGTTGTTGAGGAAGTCGCAAGTCGACCAACTGCCGAGGTTTCAAAACCCGTTGCATTTACCTACATCAATCCAAAAACATCACAAAATAATAAATTTTCAAATCTTTTAAACGCATTAAAATAAAAAAATATGAGTTTCAATTTAGCTGGGTTAAGTGAGTATACTCAACAACAGACCCTACCATTAATCACCAAGTCGTTATTCAACGCACGTACTATTTCATTGATCAACAAACAAGTTGGTGTAAAGTACGTTTCCGCTTTGAACTTGTTAGATACCACAACTGCCTTCACTTATGGCAATACTTGTGGATTTAATGGTTCAGGAAACACTACCGACTTCACACAACGCAACTTGACTGCGGTTCATACCAAGGTACACGAAGCAATGTGCCCGAAGGCTTTGGAAGCGTACTGGATGCAGACGCAGTTGACTGCGGGTTCACGTCCTACAACTATTCCATTCGAGCAAGTTTACGCTGAGCAAAAAGTTGCTTCTATTCAAAAGGCTTTAGAAACTGCGGTTTGGCAAGGTACAGGTGCTTCAGGTTCAATCACTGGATTTGCTTCTATCTTTAACACCGCTTCCGTTATTGATTTGAACGATGCGGCTTACGGTTGGGCTTCCGATCTTACTTTTGCTACTTTGCAATCAACACCCGCAAACGCTATCAAGTTGTTGAACACGTTTGAAACTTACCTACCTGCTGACATTAAAGGCTACGATGACGTTGCTATTTTCTGCGGTGTTGACGTATTCACTGCCATTAAGCAAGGTTTGGTAGCTGAAAATTACTTCAACATTTCTTACTTGAATGGAGTTGAAAACTTTGAATTGACTTTGCCAGGTTCTAACATCAAGTTGTACGGAGTTAACGGATTGAACGGTACTTATGATTTGTACGCAGGTCGCACCGCTCACATGGTATTCGGTACTGATTTGTTGAACGAGGAAGAGCGTTTCGAAATTTTCTACGCAAAAGAAGCTGACGAAGTTCGTTTCGTGACTGAGTTCAAGGCAGGCGTTCAAATCGCTTTCCCTGATCAGACCCGTCGTTTCATGATGGCTGCATCCTAATCGATCGATTGAACAATTAACCGAGGGGTGGGTGAAATCGCCCACCCTTTTTTTTAAACAAAAATAAAAAAATAAAGATATGAGTTGCGCACTAACCGCAGGATATTCACTCGCTTGTAAAGACAGCGTTGGTGGATTAAAAAAAGTTTATTTGGCTAACTTCGAGGATATCACATATTCCGCTCCCGCTTCAGGTGTTATCGCTACTGTTACAGGCGATATGTACCTTTACGAGTTACCACTGAACACCGCTCAATTTACTGAAACAGTAACATCGAGCATCGAAAATGGAACTACCTTTTACCAAACAGAACTTTCAATCGTATTGCCTAAGCTAACCGCAGTACTTCGCAATGAGTTGAAGTTATTGGCCCAAGCGAAATTGGCAGTTGTAGCCGTTGACCGCAACGGTGTTCAGTGGGTACTTGGTTACGAAAACGGAGCGTACTTGACCACTGGAACGAGTGCGACAGGAACTGCCATGGGTGATTTAAACGGAATGACCTTGACCATTACTTCAATGGAGAAAGACCCAATCTTGACCACTTCTGCTACAATTACCACTCCTTAACCCTACACACTTTCCATATTTTGAAGGGTGGCATTCGTGCCACCTTTTTTTATTCGTTACATTTTCGTTTTTGCCCATTATATAATTATGCAGTTGATCACAACGAACGCAGTTAACCGCCTATATTTTACCGCTACCGAAAACATGGTTAGCGGTGCATGGGTATATTTGAACATTCACCACGTAGCAACGAATGAAGATTATTTTTTCAGCTTTGAAAAGGCTCAAAACCTTAGCGTATTTACTCAGCGTTTTGATGCTTGGGATTGCAATGTTGGGAATCTACCCGTTGGTCAGTGTTTATATACATTGTACGAGGGTAATGAAGGAGCGGTCAACCCTGAAAGCGAGGAAATTTTAAACGTGTTGGAAGTTGGATTGTACGAAGTGTTAGCGAATGAAAACACCGACATCGTATTTGAAAACAATACAACTTACATAGAGCCAAATTTATGAGTTCAAGAAGAGTAAAAAATGCGTATGGTATGCCTACCAGTTCGCCTATTGTACGACAGGACTTTGAAACGAAGTTACCTGAGTACAAGGTTGCGAATGGTAAGGATTGGGTAATGTACGGAGAGGGTAACCGTTACCCCGATTATTTGTTGGAAATGTACCAACGTAGCGCAAAGCATAACGCTATTGTAAACGGGAAGGTAAACTACATCACGGGTAAAGGTTGGACGTACGAAGCCGACAAAGTACCGAGCGAAATGCTTGGTGAGTTGAACCGATTGATGGAGAACCCAAACCCATACGACGACTTAAACGATATTCTATATAAGACCGCACTTGACTTCGAAATTTTTAACGGGTTTGCTTTGGAAATCGTGTGGAATATGCACGGTAAGATCAGCCAAATCGCACATAAAAACTTTGGTAACCTACGTCGCAACGTAGATGGAACTAAGTTTTACTATGCGGACGAGTGGAAAGAGTTTGGCGAACCCGAAGGACTTACCGAGTATATGCCGTTCGACCCTGAAAAGCGGTTAGGTAAGCAACTATTCTATTACTGTTCATACGCTCCGAGCGTTCGTTATTACCCCATTCCCGAATACTTGGGTGCGCTTGCCTACATCGAAACGGATGCACGCATTGCAAACTACCACGTGAACAACTTACGTAATGGTTTCCTTGGTGGTTTTCTTTTCAACTTCAACAACGGAGTGCCTTCAAACGAAGAACAAAGAGAAATCAAACGCCAATTACAGAAGCAATTAAAAGGCGATGACGGGGAGCGTATCGTGGTAAACTTCAACGATAGTACCGAAACTGGATTAAAGATTGAACCATTAAACGCTAACGACCTCGATAAGCAATTTAACATTCTTAACGAAACCATCCAAACGGAAATCTTTGTTGCTCACCGTGTAACCTCACCGATGCTTTTCGGTGTACGTGTTTCAGGGCAACTTGGTGGACGTTCTGAGTTGGTGGAAGCATACGAACTGTTTAAGGCGGTTTACGTTAATGATCGAGTTCAAAAGTTGGAAAAGGTCTTCAACTACATTTTTTCCTTCAATGGTTTGGCCGTGTTGGAAATCGAACCAACTGAACCGATCACTGAAAGATTAACGGAGCAATCATTACTTCAAATCATGACCAAAGACGAACTGCGAGAAAAGGCGGGTTTACCACCTTTGGCCGAAGTAACCGTTACCGAGCAACCGCAGTCATTTACACACCACGACTTTCGCAAAGAGAAAGAAGAGTTAGCGTTGTTTCAAAAGTTTGGCCGTGACGCTTCCGAGTTTGAGGAAATCACACGTAGGCCGATGCGTTACGGGTTCGAGTTGTTAGAACAAGAATTTGCGAGCGAGTATGCCGAACTTGATGCCGACATTTTAAAAATGATCGAGAAAGACCCTGCAATTACTTCGGATAAATTGGCCGAAAAGTTAGGCAAGGACATACAGCTAATTTCAGACCGTATAAGCGCACTTATTGAAGCTAAGGCTATTAATATTCGTGGAGCGTTAAAAGAGTTAGGTGAGTCCGCAAAGGACTTTATTAAGCCACGTAATCCCGAAGGTGAACCGTTGGTTCAAGTGATGTACAAATACGACGTACTTCCTGAGTTCGGTCCACAAAAGTTGATCGCTGGCAGTCGTGAATTTTGCTCGAAAATGATTGACCTCGGAAGGTATTACACCCGTCAAGATATTAACCAAATTTCAGACATCATGGGTTATTCTGTTTGGGAGCGAAAGGGCGGTTGGTACACCAAACCCGGCACTAACCAACACTACCCAACGTGCCGTCACACTTGGATGCAAACCTTAGTAAAGCCGAAAGCATGAGCCAAAAAGCCCTATTCATAACCGAGAAGCAATTGAAAGATGCTTCATTGATTAACGAAAACGTTTCCATGGTGAAGTTACGCCCGACGTTGATCATGTGTCAAGAGATGCACATTCAACCTATATTGGGTAGCGACCTTTACAAAGAAATTGCAAATCAAATTATCAATAACGATTTAACGCAAGAGAATGAGGACTTGCTTATTGACTACATTCAGCCATGCCTTCAAATGTTTGTACAAATGGAGTTCCCGATGGCCTTCGGTTTCCAGTTACGGAATAAGAACGTGGAACGTGGTACTGATCAAAACAGCACGCAGGCCTCCATGAGTGAACTTCAAAGGTTAATTGATTACTACAAATCGAAAGCAGAATGGTACGCTGAAAGGATTACCCGTTATATCTTAACCAATATCACCGACTTTCCTGCGTATCAAACACCGAGCGGGCAAATTGATACCATTTTACCTAACCGACGTAATTACACTGCGGGATTGGTGTTAAATAATTTCGGTTGTTGTGGGGATTTTGCGAGTCGTTACCAAGCTAACTTTAACCGTGATTGTGACTGTTATTAAAATCTATGAGTTACCACAAAAAGAACGTCGACAAATTAAGGGTTTACCTATCAAAAGAGAAAGATGCAAAGTTGGAATACGATAAAAAGAAGCTTAAAGGAGTTCAGCGAAACCCACCCGCTCGTTAATTCGTTTGGGACGGGTAACATTCTCGACCCTGATAGCGCACAAATAACCAACTTTGTAACGCCCGAAATTGATCGGGTGTATTACCCGTTAGTTTTTGCGACGTTGGATTCTTCGAGGTTTGGAAGCAACTCGGTTACGTTTACCGTTGGGTTGGTTTTCATGGATAAAATCGAGGAAAGCCAAAAGGTAGCAGACCGTCCGACGGGTTCAAATGCTTTAAACTTCCAAACACTCCAACCCGATGAGGTCATGAGCGACATGACCCAACTGGCAGGGGATTTTATGATTAAGTACCAACGGACGTTTGGCAATGACTTCGATATTTCCGTCGATGCTAACGTGGATTACTTCGTAGACAGGTTTGGTGATCGTGTAGCGGGATGCAGGGCGGTGCTATCGTTTAACGTTCCATTGGCTTTGTCTATTTGCACGATACCAACTGAAATGAATCCCGATGTTTGTTACTTTGGAGGTGTGGAAGCAACAAATGAAATCGACCTTTACGACGGTAGCACGATAGCGGTTGCACCCAATCAACCTATAAACATAACCTTTGATGGTGGAGCGGTAAGCAATTTGTTTCTTTGGTTTGCGGTCCCTTCAACTTATTCGTTTTCGCATTGGTTTAGAAGTGCATTCGATCAAGGAGCGTTCGAGCAGTTGTTTGAGGTGTACGATACCGAGGATGATTACACAATTTACGTTACAATGTGGCAAACGGAAGCAACCGTACAAATGACTATACAATGATTAGATTAAGCGATAATTTAGAAATCAACAAACCTGCACCAGTCGATGATCGATTGGGTGTTTTTGTTTCCACTGCTTCGGCATTAACATCAGTTCCTGAGGATAGACGCTACATTGGTTTAACCGTTATTGTGGACGATGGAAGCGGTGCTACTGAGTATTGGTTCAAAGACGGTGTTACCGATGCTGACCTTGAAGAAAAGTCAACAGGTGGCGGTGTTGGTTCTACATGGGGTTCGATTACGGGAACATTAAGCAATCAAACCGATTTGCAGAACGCCTTGGATGCGAAAGTTCCTTATACGGGTGCAACTGGAAACGTCGACCTCGGTACGTACAACTTAACTGCTGATCAGTTAGCCTTGAACGTAAGCCCAACGGGAACGCTTGCAGTTGGAATGACTGAATGGAACGATACCATTGGAAGTTCTCAAACACTTTTAAAAGGTGGCTCGGTTACATTGAAGAACGGCGTTGATTTAGTCGCACGTGTGGTTAATAAGGTGAACCCAAACACTACACTAACGAAAGCCAATTACCAAGTTGTAAAGGTTACGGGAGCGCAAGGCCAAAGATTGGCGGTTGACTTAGCACGTGCAAATACCGACCTTAATTCAGCCGATACGCTCGGAGTTGTAACGGAAACAATCGCACCAAACCAAGAAGGATTTATTCTAACAGTTGGTCAACTTGAAGGTATCAACACCACTGGAAGCTTGCAAGGTGAAACGTGGAACGATGGCGATGTGTTGTACCTAAGTCCGACTACGGCAGGTCGCATGACTAACGTAAAGCCTAACGGTTCTACCGGTCACATCGTTGTACTTGGTTACGTGGAATATGCGCACGCTAATAACGGAAAGATTTATGTAAAGATCATGAACGGTTGGGAGTTAGACGAACTTCACAACGTGTTTATTGACCCTGCAACGTTAGCCAATAACGATGCTTTGATTTACGAAAGTTCTACCGATTTATGGAAGAACAAACAGATTGAAATTTCAGCGTCTCAAATGACTTCGGGAACACTTAACAAGGCACGCCTACCGAAAGTGATTCCTGCGGTTGCTATTGCAGGCAGTGCGGGAATATCAGGGGCTGTAACAACCGAAGTGGTACTACAAACATTGACCATTCCCGCAAATACTTTGAGCGTTGGTGACGTTATTCGTATATCAGGAATTTATAGTTACACTACAACGGGAACAAAAACGCCACGTGTAAAATTTGGAACAACAACGGGGGGGACCCCAATTTTGCAACCACCTGGAGCAATCGGCGCTACCATCACTTCTACTCAGGTTGAGTTGTACGCTATTGTAACAAGTTCAACCAATTTACGATTTGTGCTAAACAATACCACAAACGCTTTGATTTTTGCGGTAAATACAGGTGCAATGAATAATATAACCATTGATCGGGCAGTATCAAATAGCTTTGTCTTTACTGTTCAAAAGAACAACGCAGGCGATACCGCAGTTTGTGAAACAGCATTCCTTGAAATTATTACATCATGATTTACGCAGTGACTAACGTAGAAGGTGTTACTACCTACGATTTAACCTTTGAAGATGCAATGTCTTTGTACGTTGAAGGTTCACGCCTTTGGGCGTCTCAAAACGATGGGTTAAGCTACTTTGAAATCTTTGTACCATGAAGCAAATACTACATGACCTCGGCATTAACCTCGGCCTATCATTCGCAGGCTTTGCAGGTTCGCTCGTTATGATTGGAAAGAAAGAATTTTCGTGGCGTAAGACCTTGGTAAGCATTCCGAGCGGTGTGTTTTCTGCTAACTACCTTACGCCGATTGTGGTTGAAGGGTTAGGAATGGAAAACGGTTCAGCGGAATACGGTATTGCTTTTATCATGGGCTACCTTGGATTGAAAGGAACTGAAATTTTTGCAACTAAATTTATCAATAATGAAAAATCTAAAAAACTTGATGCCTAAGAAGGCTAACGAAATGTCGATTTATGAAAGAGCGACGGCAGAAACCCCACCATTTTTTAAGAAACTGCGCACTATTGGCATTGTGGTTGGTGTGGTCGGGGGCGCTTTGGCTACTGCACCAGTTTCGCTACCCGCCTCGATTATAGCTTTGAGCGGTTATTTGATTACTGCGGGAACAATTATTACCACGGTATCGCAAATAACTGTTGACGAAGGCAAATAAATTCGTAACTTTGTAGCGCAAGCCACGTTTTTGCGTTGTTTTCATAGTTTTTTTTGGTAGAAACCCTCGAGTAATCGGGGGTTTTTTTATGCCTTCAAAAAAAAAGTTTCATTTTTTTTCCTAAAAAGTTTGCACAATTAAATTTTATGCTTACCTTTGAAATACCAAACAGAAACAAACTAAAAAACAAAGCAATGAAAAGAATTGGATCAGGTTATTACCAAGGAGAGTACAAAGGAGTGAAATTCGAAATCGTAAAAGTAATGCAAGTCGATGCTTCAACAAGGAACCAATGGTATTGGAGAATCGGAAATCAAGGTGGTGATGACTGGTTCTCTGGAAAGGCAATAGCTAAGTACTTTGCAGAGCAATGGATCGAAGAAGAAATGATGTGTAACCAAAATATCTAATAACCAAAAACAATGAACAAAACACAAACAACAATTTGGGGAATCGTAACGCTTTACGTTTTCCTTCTGACAAAAAACCCATTCACACTTATTTACATGGTGTTTATCGGGGCTTACATTTCAAAAAGAATTCAAACCAAAAAATCAAAATAATATGAAAACAATGAACGACAAAATGTTTCCAGCCGACGCTTTGCGCTTTTGGAAGTTAGCACCCGACACAATTTCCTGCGGTTGGGACATCTTTATTGGCCACGCACATTCTGAGAATATGTGTGACCCCGTAAGCCATTACATTTTCAACGATGTAATTGAAATCTTTAAACACCTTCGTTACTACATCGACCACGAAGACCGCCACGTTGGGGAACTCCTTAACGAAGTTATCAGGCACGACCTTAAAAATTCAGAGTTATGCGTTACCGATGCAAGTTTCAGTGAGCAAATTGGAATCGGTGTAGCGATTAGTTTTAAAATGAATTTCAACACGGTAGAAAACTATTCAATCATATTTAGTTATTTCAAATAATGCGAGAAATTAAACAAATCAAACGGGGGCGTAAACCTGCACGCCCCTTGGTTTCCACGGCCTTAGCGCAACGATGGGAGCAAATCAGGAACGAACGGAAAATATCCGTACATCGATTACCAGTTAGCCCACCGACTTACCGAAAGGTAATTAACACGGGGTACTGCGATCAACAAACATTGGTAAAACTAACTAAATTCTTTTTATGATTAGCAAACACATAACACTAACCGAAGCCACAAAGAGCAACACGGCCACCCGTTTGGGAATCAACAACACACCAAACGAAGAAACTATTGAAACCATGAAGCTAACCGCAGAAAAGGTATTCGAACCATTACGGGAAATACTTGGTGCAATCCGAGTTTCAAGTTTCTATCGTTCACCTGACCTTAACCGAGCCATTGGTGGAAGCAAAAGTTCACAGCACTGCAAAGGTGAAGCAATCGATATGCAAGCGGTAACCGTTACCAATTCTAAACTATTT